GGAATGTTTACAGATAGAGTTGAGACAGAAGACAAGACAGATCGGGATGCGGATGCAATCAAGGCAGAGCTTCAGGATAAGCTCCAGCGTATGTTGCAACGGTAAAGTTCAATTGCACTTTTCAAAATGGATCTGGAATGCGTCCTGCACAGGCGCAACTTAGAAAGAACGCGCGCGCGATGCTCGCACCCCCACCTACCCCCACACCCCCGTGCATGGGTACGCGCACACACATGCGTATACATGGTGTTCCGTACAAACAATTACAAAAGCCCACGAAATCGTTAGATGATTGGCACCCCACCCCATGAAATATGAAGAAGTGCCTGTGAATGGATCATTCCATTCCCAATGTAGTATATTATAAATGGTAGTTAAAATAAATATATTATAATATATAGCTTATTGGTTATAATATATATATTATAACGTATATATTATAATATATCGGGGAGCAAGTTTTTTTTTGAACGTGTTGGATATCAAAAATAAGATAGATACTTTACCTATAGACCAGCAGGTGGAGATACTTGATCTACTCCGTGAGCTTGAAGAGGTCGAGGGCAAGAAGGTTGCCAAGGATGACTTCATGGCCTTCACCAGAATGATGTGGCCTAGCTTTATTAGTGGTCGGCACCACAAGGAAATGGCGAGTGCGTTTGAAAGAGTAGCCAAGGGGGAGTTGAAACGTCTGATAATCAACATGCCACCCCGTCATACCAAGTCGGAGTTCGCATCTTATCTTCTTCCTGCGTGGTTCTTGGGTAGATATCCCGAAAAGAAAGTCATTCAGACGGCACACACTGCTGAATTGGCTGTGGGGTTTGGACGTAAAGTCCGTAACCTTATCCAATCAGAAGACTTCCAAAAGGTTTTTAGTGGAATAACCCTGTCATCTGACTCCAAAGCTGCTGGACGTTGGAATACGAACAAGCGTGGTGACTACTTCGCCATTGGTGTAGGGGGTGCGGTCACTGGTAAGGGTGCTGATCTTCTAATCATTGACGATCCTCACTCCGAACAAGACGCACAACAGGGACAATTCAACCCAGAGGTCTATGATCGGGTGTATGAATGGTACACATCTGGCCCAAGACAGCGATTACAGCCCGGTGGGGCCATTATTGTGGTGATGACACGCTGGTCATTGCGCGATTTAACGGGTCAAATCCTAAAATCTGTGGGAAATAAGGAAGGAATGGACAAGTGGGAGCTAATTGAGTTCCCTGCCATCATGCCATCAGGCAATCCACTGTGGCCTGAGTTCTGGTCTCAAATCGAATTGGACGCATTAAAGGCAGAATTGCCCGTAACCAAGTGGCAAGCGCAGTATCAGCAAAATCCTACCGCCGAAGAGGGCGCATTAATCAAACGGGAGTGGTGGAGGGAGTGGGAAAAGTCCAGTATGCCCCCATGTGAGATCATATTGCAGTCATGGGACACCGCATTCCTTAAAACACAGCGGTCTGACTACAGTGCTTGCACAACATGGGGGGTATTCTACCACCCAGATGAAAATGGAGTCTCCCAACCCAACTTAATCCTGATTGATGCCTTCAGAGAGAAGCTTGAGTTCCCCGATTTGAAACGTGCGGCCTACGATAAGTACACAGAGTTTGAACCAGACCAGATGATTGTGGAAAAGAAAGCATCAGGTGCGCCACTTATCTTTGAACTCAGGGCTATGGGCATACCCGTCACAGAATTTACCCCATCTAGGGGCCAAGACAAGATTGCTAGGGTAAATGCAGTTACAGACCTGTTCGCAAGCGGTGTAATCTGGCACCCACCCACCAGATGGGCCGATGAGGTGATAGAGGAGTGTGCATCCTTCCCGTCTGGGGAGCATGATGACTATGTTGACTCAACATCACAGGCATTACTCAGGTTCAGACAGGGGGGATGGGTACGTGCTGAGTCAGATGAGTGGGATGATGAGCCTAAGTATCAGCGTCCTGTAGAGTATTACTAAAAGTTCAATTGAACTTTCTAATCTAGCATCATTAAAAAAATCAATCCAAACAATGCACCTACCAACATAAGAAATAGGGTGATACCAGCCGCCCACTCCTTGATATTCTGCACCATCTCAAGTCTGCGATACTCGTTCTCACGTTTGGACTTGCGGATTTCTGCCTCTATTGACAAGAGTTCATCCCAGTGTGACGGCCCGTATACAACACTGATATAATCTTTCAGTTCGCTTCTCATGGCAGCAGCTTTTTTCCTTGCGGCAAATATTTCCATTGCCTGACTCTCTACCCCACCCCCCAGTATTTGAAATACGCTTGGGTTCTGGTTCTTCCTTTCAAGAAAGTCCAGATCGGACATTGCACTAGCCCATTGAGAAAGCTGAACACCCATGTCCTGCAAATCCTTGCCGACTTGCATTCCTTTCTTCAGTGCGGAGAAAGCACTTGAGGCCATAGTTATTGCACCAACAACTTCAATCATATTGTTTTTGCGCCGTGTCCTGTTACAACTACCTTGGGACTATCCTCCCTATGTCCCACGGTGAGGTGCGATAGACCCCATTGTCGTGCCTCACCACTTAACATATAGACCAAATCAATATTATTGTGTAGGATAAACTAAATCACATCAGAGAGTGCCTATGGCTATTGAAAAATTACTCACCCCGTCGAGTCTGGATGTGGAGAGCAATCCAGATGAAGAAGAGCTTACAGTAGAGATTATAAATCCTGAAGCTATCTCAATGGAGACAGAAGACGGAAGTGTTATTATAGACTTTGAAGGTGGTATAACTGAGGATATTGAAGGCCCAGACCATGATTCAAACCTAGCAGACTTCATAGATGAATCAGAATTGCAGAGCATGGCATCTGATCTTATTGCAGATTTTCATTCCGACAGGGAGTCTAGGGCTGACTGGGCGAGAGCATACGTCAAGGGTCTTGACCTATTAGGGATGAAGATTGAAGAGCGGTCACAACCTTGGGCTGGAGCCTCTGGTGTGTTTCACCCCGTACTAACTGAAGCTGTTGTCAGATTCCAAGCTCAGGCTATGGGTGAGCTATATCCAGCGTCTGGCCCTGTTAAGACAAAGATTATGGGTAAGTTAACCCCAGAGAAGACTGAACAGGCTGATCGGGTACAGACAGAGATGAACTATCTTCTGACTGAGGAGATGACAGAGTACCGTGATGAGTTGGAGCAGATGTTGTTTAAGCTACCACTTGCTGGATCTGCGTTTAAGAAGATATATTATGATCCCCTCATGGATAAACCTTGTGCGGTATTTGTACCATCTGAGGATTTCATAGCCTCATATGGAACCACCGATCTTATGTCATGCCAAAGATACACGCATGTCATGAAGAAAACAAAGAACGAGATACTGTCACTTCAAGTTAATGGATTCTACAGAGATGTAGAGATACCTGATGCCGCTCCTGACTTTACGGACATACAAGAAAAGTATGACGAGTTAGATGGAGAGAGTGCTGTACTGGAAGATGATGACAGACATACTCTTTTAGAGATGCATGTCGATATGAACATGCCAGATGAGCTTGATGATCCTGATGGGATAGCAAGACCGTATGTAATTACTATAGAAAAATCATCTCGCGAAATACTCGCAATAAGAAAGAACTGGTACGAAGACGATGAAAAGAAAAGGAAGAGGCTTCACTTCGTTCATTACAAGTACCTGCCCGGACTTGGGTTCTACGGTACGGGCCTCATACACCTCATTGGTGGTCTTGCTAAATCCGCGACATCTATCCTTCGTCAACTTATTGATGCTGGTACGCTATCGAATTTACCTGCTGGTCTTAAAGCTAGGGGTATGCGTATCAAAGGGGATGATACACCTCTCATGCCGGGCGAGTTCAGGGATGTGGACGTACCGGGCGGTGCTATACGCGACTCAATTACATTTATTCCTTACAAAGAACCTTCAGGCGTACTCTACTCTTTACTTGGAAACATTGTCGAAGAAGGGCGAAGGATCGGTTCTGTAGCCGATATACAAGTTGGCGATATGAATGCTCAGGCTCCAGTGGGTACAACTCTCGCTTTACTTGAGCGGTCTATGAAGGTGATGTCTGGTGTACAGGCTCGCCTTCATGCCGCGATGA